GCACGGGTATCACCAACATCAAACGAGTTTAGTGTCGGGTTCACTTGGCCAGGTATCCAAGTTTCTGAATCGTCAGAGGTTTGCGCACGACTTGACTTCACATACGGTTCGGTCACTAATTTATTTTCAGCAACATACTGGTTTCCTACACCTTTGTAATCACGTGCAGCAAGCGCACCGACGACATCTTGTTCAACTACAGCCTGAAACCGTTGCTTATCTGGCATACGTTGCTCATTGGATGTTGTTGTCAATGCTTCGGCTGTGTCTTTACCATCCCACCATGCGCCATCATCGACGACCATGTTGTAATATTCAGAACCACTCGGTCCACCTGAACCTTTGCTCCATTTAGAAGTCACACTTGTTCTAAGGATGTCCCCGTCGGGGGTTGTTCCGGCAGCCCATTGACCATCTGTTCCAACGCTCGTTGCAGTCTCAACGGCAGCACTTTTCCTCGCCGGTTTGCCCTTCGCAAGATTCCCTGGCAAGCTTTTGGCGACAGGTAGTAACGGGGTTGGACATCGGCTGGCAAGGACAGGATCAAAGATAGCGATGACGAACACGCGCCTTCGTCGTTGGGGTATTCCGAAGTATTGTGCGTCCAGCACACTCCATTCGATTGCCACCGCCCCTGCTTCAGCCATTTCGTTGAGGATGATCCCGAAGTCAGCCCCTCCGTTGGAGTTAAGTGCGCCGACGACGTTCTCCCAAATAGAGATTCTTGGATATTGTCCATTAGTTTCCTCCTGTAGTTCTTTGATAATTCGGATACCTTCGTGAAATAAACTTGACCTACCACCTTCTAACCCTGCTCGTTTGCCTGCAACGGACAGGTCTTGGCATGGTGAACCCCATGCGACAACATCAACGACAGGTGCATGAGCAAGGATATGCTTGCCTGTCAGCGTAGATACATCATCCCATTTTGGGACATCAGGCCAATGCTTATACAGAATGCTGTTGGCATGTTTGTCCCATTCACATTGAAACACTGTTTCCATACCGGCGTTCTCTAAACCCATGTCGAACCCACCAACACCGCTAAACAAACTTAAAACTTTCATCCTGTTTCCTCCAATGTCATAGTGAACCAATCATCCCAAATTTCGCAGGGATGTAAACCTAATTTAATTGCGTAACGATCTGCTTCGTAAGCATTAAATCGTATTTGTCTTTCAATCCATTTGTATACGGTTGATCGACCGATGCCTAAAATTTCTGCAACATTTGTGTTTGTTGTATCTGGGCCAAAGGATTTGATAATTTCTGTTGCCAAATATTTGCGATCATATTGTGGGTCTTTCATTACTTAACATCGTTTCTGCATGGGCAAGGTTTGACACCTCTGGCTTCAGTCGGGGACCACCATCCTGTGTTGTCGCATAGCCAGCAACCGACAAGTTGTTTTGGTTTGTTGTGGTCAGGGTTAAACATTGTTCGTACTTCAAATTGGGTTGGGAATGCGCCGTGTGCGACGCACCGTTCCAATACTTCGGCAGCTTTTTCTGTAGTTGCTTCTAAAAGAATATGATCCCTGCGCCATGCTGCTTCTAATGTTCTGCGTTGCGCAAATGTATTTGGGTACATGGCGAGCAGACGGTTGACAAAAATATCTATTTCGTTTGGTGTCATGTTGCCCCTCGGCGTTTATTAAAGTTCGATGCCTTGTGCGATATGGGTTCGTAGTCTGGAGATAACAGACTCGGCTTGTTTCACTGTCGCTTTAAGTGCGTCAAGTTCTTGTGCTAACGATTCAGCTGCATCCATGTAGCGGTCGCGTTCATCTTGTAACGCTTGGTTGGTGACAGCGAGTGCGTCAACTCGATCCTGCCAGTATTCGAGTTCAAACTCTGTTTCGTTGCTCATGTCGTATCTCCTTACGTTGCAGAGGGGTTGATCCACCCCATATCCCATAATTTATATTGTTCACTACAGCAAAGTCAAGGCAATCCTTTTTTACTGTGCATTCAAAACAAACTTTTCTTGCTTCACGAATCTTTATATGGTTAATAGCTGCTTCGTCTATTTCCATAAAAAACATTTCGGTGTCAGCACCTTTACAGTTTGCATCCTTTTGCCAACCGAAGTCGTTGTCTTTTAATTCAAGGATGAAGTTGTCTAGGAGGCTCATTTCGTCGTATTCCACGGACTCCAGCCTGCCACATCAAACAGTAGTTTGCCAGCACGTAAGTTTGTTATCGGGTTCATCAGTTCCTCCTGGGTGCATACTTTCATACGGACACAGACAATTGCAAGTTTGGTTCGCTCAAAATCCCAGTTGATTCCATTGATCTGTAGGAGTCCTGTATCTGATGGATGCGACATGGTTGCCATGCGAATCAGGTTGCAATCTTTGTCCACTACAGAGCCGCCGATACGGGTCGGGCAGCCGCCGGATTCTCGAAGGATTATGTGACCCAGTTTCTTCCATGTGTGAGGTGGCCAGCCTGCTTCGGTGGCTAGTTCTGGTAGCCATGAGATGTCGCCGTGACGGAACACGATGTCAGGTTCAGATGCCTTCTCAGACGCACGGACAGCCACGCTAAGAGGTTCAAGGGTTGGCAAAGGGGCTTTGGCTGCCGAAACGATGCTGCCGAAGGTGATAATCCCTACCATAGAAACGGCAAATAGCCGTACAAGGTTTCGCATTAGTGTCTCCAATCATAGCAAAAAGGTCGGGTTCCTTACAGGTAAAGGGTTTTACCCCTAGTCCACCGCGATCAGACAATGGCTAGGGGACAACTACACGCGCCGGTTATGAGGGAGCGTACCCTTTATGTTGTTGTTACATCAGTATTCAGTAATGTTTAACAGCTTGATCAAATCTTTTACGGTGAGTACCACGTACTGATCTTCGGCTTTACCATACCCTCGACGTTTGGCAACCACAACCCCAACTTCTGCGTTGGCATTTATCCGTTCTGTTTCGGCTTCTTTGAGCCAGCCAGAGAAGTTGAGGGTGTTGTGGGATTTACATTCGAAGACTAGGCGGTTGTCTACCCCTGTGATGTCACCTTTGTCAAGCGCACCTTGTAGGGCGCGTCGTTCACAGTTCGGATAAAACTGTTTCAGATAGTCAACGATGAGTGTCTCGAAGGCTGTGCCTTTGGATTTGTTTTTGCTCACGGGGCAAGAATGCTGATGAGTTCTGATGCTTCTTTTTTGGTTAGATCATTGAACGATGTGATAGGTCGTTTCGTGTGGTCTGATGCCATAGAGAGCTGGTCTTCTTTGCTAGTGATACCTGCACCACTGCATAACGCACGAAGTTTGCCCAACTGTGGCGGTGTGGCTGATGCGTTTGGTTCTTTGATTTGTGGTGTGCCATTGGCAGGATGGTTGCTCCGTGATGGCTCGATAACTTCTGCACCCACAAACAGGTCAACCACTGTGGCCAATGCTTCCTCGGTGTTGTATGCAGGGTTGAAGTCATCCATCACTTCAGGTTCGACAGTAGGTTTCGGTGCGTACAACGCTTTTTTGGCTGTGGCATATGCGGCACGTAACAAATCCATATCGGATTCGCGCAAGTTGTCTAGGTTGACACCGGCACTGTTGGCAATTTCGCGCCAATCTAATGCTGCTTCAGCACATGCACCTTTGAACCGTTCAATGTTGTCTGCTGATACTGGTGGGTTGCTGGCAAGTACTACAGGTTGTGCTTGGGGTGTTGGTGCAGCTTTAGGCATCGGCTTGGTTGTGCCGTGGGATACATCTTCCCATTCTTGTTTAGTCCACAACGCTAGGCATATACCGAATCGCATAGCCGAGTTACGAATAAAGTCTGAGATGAGTTCTTTGAGCAGGTCAGGTTTGTTGTGCATGACTGATCCGATACCGAGTCGGCGCACACCTTGCACTGTGAGCCAGCCTGCCATGTGTGCCATGCCGTTCTCAACACGGTACGCAGGTAGACCGTTGGTGTCAAACGCGGTTGGTTCCCAAGTCCACTCAGGGTCAATCTCGATCAACATTTTGGTGACATCTGCGTGACCTACGAAGTCAAGTTGCATTCCTGCTTTGGGTAGTTTCCCTACGATCTTCGGATCGGGGACACCATACTTGCCAATGATTTCTTCCAGTTTCATTTGCTTTCCTTTGCTGTGATCCGCATAGTGCGGAAGGTTGATGTTTTCTTAAACTTTGCGTGTAATGCTGGATGTTCTTTCTCAAACTGTTTCGCATCAAATGATGTACGTGACGAGTTCTTCCACGATACGACCTGCACCCCGTCAATCGATCCGTACTCTGCGTCACCGAGCATCATCCCCAACTCGCCTTGCAGCTGGTCGCGTACTGCTTCAGCAGATTTGATTTGCTCTTTAGCAATAGACAAACGCTCTAAAGTGTTGTATACCTCATGGCCCAAGACAACAGTGTTCTCATATCCTTCGGGGTACAAAGCCGAAGCATTGTCGTAGGTGGGGTCAGCACCTTCCGGCATCATCCCCATGTCAATGAACCCCAAGAATTTGCGTACTGCGTCTATGTGTTGTTGGCGTTCGTCGGATGTGACGGTTTGTGTATGGAATTGCAGTTGAAGATCGGAGTCAAAAACGATCCATATGATTTCGTTTGCATCAGCGCAGATCGCTTGTTGTACTCCTTGCCATTTCCAATATGGGGGGAGTTGACCGTTCCACCTTTTGTTATAGGTTTTCAGTTCATAGATTTTTCCTGACAAATCTTTGCCATCCAATGTTGCCATCAGACGTACACCTTCTTCTTCGTAGCAGTACAAGTCTTGTGGTTCCGTGATGGTTGCGTTCAGTATCTCTGATGCCCACGACATGAGTGGTCCTTCAAGGATTGTTCCTCGACGCATCGCATCGTTTTGTTCTTTTGGCACGGGGGGTGTCTTGGCCAAGAGTTCTACTGCGAGGTCTGCTGGTGTGGTGAACCGGTGTTCGTTATGAACAACGGCTGCTACGGATGCTGTGATCCGTGTTTGTCCTTCATCGTTTTGCCATCGTGCGTTCAACCATTCTTGGCTGCCGTGTGGCGGTTTCGGGATTGTGTATCTTTTCTGCATGATTTCTCCTTGTCGTTGCAGGAATGTTTACTCTAGGGGTGTTGCAGAGTAATGTCAAGTCTTTGCGATATGGGGAATATCAACAGCTTTAATGTTCCGGATCATCGCTACAGGTATGTGAAGGATGTGATCCAGGTCGTCGTCTTCTGTGCGTGACTGGTACAGGGTCACATGGTTTTCTTTGCCACCGTCACCTATCGCTAAAAGGTATCCGCAGGAGGTGATGATGTATTCGGCTTGGTCTATGTCGCTGATTGGTGTCCAACCGATGCCACCGGAATGTGTGTCAGCCCAAGTTATTTCAACAATGGTTTTAGTCGTCATCTTCTACGCCTCGATCACCGCAGAACGGTTGTTGTGGTAGGGGTGTCTTGCATGGGCAAGGGTTGTTGCGACGACCGAAGATAGTCATTCTGGGTATTCAATCACGGACATATCGGATTGTGAATAATGTATGAGCCTGCCATCTTTGCCGATACCAACCCATGTCGGGGCATCTGAGTCGCACAAGCAGCCAACATTTTGTTTCGGGTCGTGAACGATGACAGCTTTACAAGCGTTGCATTTAACTTGGTAAATCATTGTTCGTCTGGCATCCACGGTTCAATCTCGTCTTCGGGTACATCAACAGCAAGCATGAAGGTTTGGCCGTAGCGCACATCATATTTGGTTTGCTGTCCGTCAACAATCACAGATTCGATTGTCCCTGACTCGTCATCAATGATTACCCTGTCACCAACATTAAACAGTCTCATACAAGGCTCGCTCTCACATCACGAATCTGTTGACGCAAACGCTCAATCTCTGACCTCAACTTTTGTATTTCTTCCATACGTTCAGCGATCATAAACGCTGCCGTCTCACGCTGATATAGCATCTCTTTCATTGAACTCATTTGTTTCCCTTCGGGTTGTTTGATAAATAATCTACGCCACGCCACCTAGCCCAACCATCCCTGATTGGCACTAACTCTAAATTAAAATTACCGTCACCAGGTTCATACTCCACCACAGCAACACCTTGTTGCCAGTCTTCTGAACGGTACAACGGGCGACCATCCAAGTCATGTCCACCCCTAGTCGAAGGCACAGCCCCATCAGTACGCGCTAAACAGCCAGGTGATACAGCCAAGATAGTTCTTGCCCCGTCGTGGTCGTCACGGGTTCGTTCAGCCCATTCGCGCCTGTGGATATGTCCAAAGATCACAGATGTTTTTACGGTTGACAGGTACTTGTGTGCCGTGGAACCGCCGGAAGCAACCTTGTCTCCGTGGATAACGTGCAGACGTTCGTTGATCCAATGCGCCCCTGTCGGGTATCCACTCAGATACGTCACCTCGGACTCATCTAAACGACACAGGTACGGAACAGACATGACAGGCCATTCGTGCGGGACTTTGCCACGACGTAACCCAAATGCTGCTGCTGCTGAGTCCAACACATAGTTGCCGAGTCGTTCTTCGTGGTTGCCTGCAATCCAAATGATTTTGGCTTGTGGTGCAATCGTACGTAACTGGGCGCAAAGTTCTGTGGCACGGTCTATCGCTGCTTGTGTGGTACGCGCAAACGCTGGCGTGTAACGGTACTTACCGAACTCGCAAAGGTCAAGGTTATCGCCAACCAAAATGATTTGATTTGGCTTAGATGCTTTAACGATTCGTAACGCAACCTCGATAGCTTGCTCATCGTGTATCGGTTCTAACGCTTCGTTACCTGCATGAAAGTAGCCGAGCTGCATGTCTGGCAAGATGACTGCTGTTTGATATTTGTTTGTTGACACAACGCTAGGTGTGAGTTTCGGGACACGATACTGTTTGCCTTGTTTAATGATCGGCCATGCAGGTTCGTTTGATTTCCGTAGATCATCAGCCAGTGACATGTATAAGTTCTCCTCTGCGATAAGAGTTAATCGAACCAACACTGATCCGATGACCACGGTTTTCTAACACTCGGCTAATTGCCGGTGCAGAAATAGTGTAGTCGTTTAACGCAGCGAGAAGATCGGCTTTGTCTTGGGTGTCAAGTTTGTTGATGATCTGTAACAGCATCGGCATTCTGCCGCTAACTCGTTTGCTACTTTTTATTTCTTCCATCAGACTTGGCTTCACGGACTTTTTTGGCGTACTCAACGTTTGCCCCCTCGATTGTTTTGGTAAGTTTTTCTATGATTTCCCACAGTTCGTCAGCTTGGTTTCGTGAAGGTGTGACCTTCAGCAAACTGTCACGGATAAGCATGAGTTCAACGGTAGTGAATCCCCTCGCCATTTGCAAGCACCTTTCAATCGGTTTAGTTGTGCTTGGACCTTACATGGTCTGTGAGCGCAGTGTCAATTCTATCTACTTTGTCTTCTGTCCGGTTCAAAGATTTGTGCATGGTGCGCAGGATGCCTTGTACCACTTGGTGGTCTGCATGGTTTTCTTTGCCTAGTTTGGCAATAATGATTGCTAACAGACCAAAACTACCAGTAACGACAGCAGCCCAAACAGCATCCATGTCATACGGCTTTCGCAGCAACAAAGGCTGCAACGGCAGGTGGGACTTGGTTTCCTTGTGTATACCGGATATGCCAGGGTTCGGATTGGACTTCGTGTGAGAAGCCGTAGAGGTGTTCGTTGGCGAGCATCCATGCAAGTCTAGGGCCTGATGCTGTGGACACATCGACTGCGATACCGAGGTTGTGTTGGCTTTTTCCTGGTGTTGCCAACATCGCCATACCTTTTTTGAGATACCACTTCTTACCCTCAAACGTTTTCGTGCTTTGACCCACGATTGGTTCCACTTGGTACCTTGTGAGGAAGCCCCGCTTTTGGGTTTCGTAATCTCGATATGTGTCACCGCTACTAGTCGGTGTCAGTTTGATACCGTCTTTCTCTGCGGCTGCAACCATCGCTTCCCACGCATCAGCAGCACAATGATGCAACGTACCACCAATGGTTTTGCGTAGTTTGTCTGCGGCTAGTTTGCCTGGGACAGCGTTCTTTAGATGGTCACAAAGTTTGACCGGCACAACTGGATATGCCATAGTTTTACTTGGCTGGTTTTGCGCCGAACGCGCTGTTGATTTCTTCCATTGTCAACTTGCCGTCGAGCGAGGCCGCGGCGAGCTTCTGGATTACGGCGGCACATGCGGCGAAACCGGCAAGAGCTGCTGCCTTAAACACGCTTAGTTCTGGAGCAAGAATTGCACTACCGCCAACGATAGCCAATGCTGAGGACAGGAACACTGCCACGATACGACCGAGGATGTCTTGTGCTTTCTTCATTCTGATTCCTTTGTGCTAAGAGTTAAAGCTGCGTGAAGCACCAATGATACACCAACCACCCAGATGGCTTGCCGGAGTGTTGGGCCTGACAGGGTGATCAAGACTAGACCTGTGCCTGCGTATGTCCATGCGTTGTCTTTGATGAGGTTGGCGAGGCGTTTCATGGTCGTCTCATTCTACTACCTGCTGCTGTGAGGGTTGTCCCTGCTGCGATGGCGATGAGGGTTCGGCGTTCTCCTACAGGGATGTTTGATCCTGTTGGCACATAGTCGTCGAATCCGCCGAAGATGTCTATGGTTTGTTCAAACACTTCTTGGACAGCCAAAGGTGCGTCTTGGATTGCTGCTGTGAGTTCGGCTATCTGTGTCTCGTCTAGTTGTTGGACTTCGATAGTTTCAAAGATTTCTGTGGCTTGTTCTTCGGTGATGACAGCCAACACTTCAGGGTTGGAGGCGAGGGCTTCGGCTTGGTCGGCTGTTACTGCGGTGGCAAGGATTTGGGTGATGAGTGCTACTGCTTCTTCGGGGGCTAGGTTTTCGATTGTGTCTACAACGGTGTCGAACTGTTCTTCGGTGAGGGGGATGTCTGTGTCGCCAGCGTCTAGGAGGGCTTCTACGAGTTCGGGTGGTAATTCCTCAATAAGTTCCATTGGGGGCATTAGAGGGGGTTCTGGTGCGTCTAGTGGCATGTCTAGTGGCAAAGGCATGGTGTCGGGTGGCAGAGGCATGGTGTCTGGAGGCTCTGGTAGTAGCCCGACAAACGGTAGCGTATCGGGTGGATAAACAGTAGGGTATGTGTCCACAGGGTAAGGCATTGTGTCCACAACGTCGGGAGGGAGATTTAATGTTTCTGGTGGATATGTTTCAATCTCTGGTAGTACGAGGGGTGGTATCTCTGGCATGGCTGGCGGCTCTATTTGTGGTAGAGGAACCGTTGCTGGCGGCTCTGGCATTGTTGGCTCTACTGGGATTGTGGCGATTGTTTGAAGTGTCGTAGTAGTCAAGTTTGGTGGTGCAGCCACAGTCGTAGAGGGTGCAATAGTAGAAGTGGTCGTCGTTGTAGTCGTGGATGTTGTTGTGGATTCCCATGATGTTGTTGTCTCCTGAATAGTTGTTGTTGTTGTTGGGATTCCGTTAGTTGTGAACGCTTCATCTGGAACTATCTCAAACCCTAAGCCGTCAATGTTCCAAGCAAGCATAAGGCACGAACCCCCGCCGTTCTCGTACATGTAGAGGTCTAGTGGTTGGCTGCCTGCAACAATGTCTATCTGTCCTGATTCCATCCAAGTGCAACCCTGGTCATTCCAGTCGCCCCATTCGTTACCACCGATGTCAATGATGCCACCGTCATCTGATGCCAACCAAAACTCTATGGTGTCATGTTCAGGTATTTCGATGAAGCCTGTCATGTGAACCATGAACAAGTCGCCTGTGCAATCTAGGTACGGTTCACCGTCGTAGGAACGGTTGATGTTGTTTTCCACTTCACTACCGCATTCGGTATAGATGTTGTCTGACCGTGTTGGTGGTATCTCGTCGATGACGTAGTAGGTGGTGTTGAGTCCTGCTATCGGTTCAGCGTTAGCGGATGGTGCAAACAGTGCGAGTATTGCTACTGGCGCAAAAATCAGCCAACGGTTACTTCGACCCACGCCAATGTTTCTTCATCCCACATGTAGTCACCTTCAGGTTTTGGTGTTGGTGCTTGCCAATCATTGTTGGAATCCAACGACCATGAGGCAAACGGTTGTGGTGCTACGAACTGGTCTTTGACAGCATCGTATGCGTAGCCTGTGCCTGCGTATTGTTTGCGAATACGGTTTGTGTAACTGGTTTGTATCCAAGTGCCACCAAGTAGGTTGTTGCACCACTCTGCACCGTTGGTTTCGTGTTCGTCTGCTACAACGATTACTCGTAGGACTTTGTTGTTTGAATCTATTTCTGCAAAATGTGCCATGACTTTTTCCTATCCGATTGGGTATCTAATAATAACAATGCCTGAACCACCAGCACCACCGTTTTGTGTGCCATTACCAACTGCACCACCGCCACCACCACCAGTGTTTACCGTGCCAGCGACACCAGCATTTCCGCCACCGCCCGCACCACCAAGACCGTCAGCAGTGCCTGTTCGAGTGCCGCCACCGCCACCGCCTGCGTATGTAACAGATGTGCCAGTTATTGAAGATGCAAAACCAGCACCGCCATTACCACCCAAATCTGTAGCCGCATTAATGTCTTGACCTGCCGCAGATGCACCACCACCACCAGCCGATGCTTCGTTACCCGAACCACCGTTTGTTATATTGCCTCCCCTAAATCCCTGCCCAGATGTACCCAAACCACCTGATTGACTACCACCTCCCGAAAAGCCATTAACTCCTCCACCCGAACCACCATCCTTGTCATCGGTATTACTTCCGCCTCTACCGCCACCAGTAGAAGTAACAGAACTAAACACGCTGTTGCTTCCTTTAGTGTCAACAGCACCGCCACCACCGACAGTGACCGTGTATGAAGTTCCAGCAGTCAAAGACTGTGTGCCAGTTAGCAAACCTCCTGCACCACCACCGCCACCACCAGCAGTAAGAGGGTTATTTCCTCCGCCACCACCTGCGACAACCAAATACTCAACAGAACCGAGAGAAGCGGATGGAGAAACACTCAACGTTCCAGTAGATGTAAAAGAATGAACCTTATAGAACACTCCGTTAGCAGAGGCATACGATTCCGTGCCACCCGAAAGAACAGATTGCAAAGGATATCTAACAGAATCTTTTACATACTTGCTGACCCGTGTTCTGCTACGCATTATGCCACCGTCACAGTCGTTGAACCAGTCGAAGTAAACGAATGAATCGTGTACCCACCCGAAGAAGTAATAGTGCCACCACTCACAGAGATACCTGCCTGTGTTGCGTCAGAAGTGAGGTAACGGAAAATGACGATACCTGAACCACCAGCACCTGGAGTATGAGCAGTGGTATCGGAAGCACCACCACCACCGCCACCCGTATTGGCAACGCCGCTTTGTGCATTGTTGACTCCGTTGTCCCCGCCCTTGCCGCCACCTCCAAGACCTCCAGCACCACCCAAAAATACTCCCGCAACCGAGCCGCTAC